TTAGACTGTTGCACAGTTTTTAGTTTATAAATGTGGCTATATGTTGGCGGTGTGAACATACCGTTCTTACCTTGCATCTTTAGACCCATCATCATTGAGTTCCATTTTCTACTCACTTTTAATTGAGTAGCTTTCATAGATATCAATGCTGTTGTTGGACTATCTCCAAGGATAACTACAAAGTGACTTGCTGTATTTTCAAGATAGTTACCGCTAGGTAATCTATCTTTATTAAACTTGTCTCTTGTAGTTTGTGGTACGTCATCTCCAGCTTCATAGATTTTTACTGGAGCACCTTGACTCTCACCTCTATCTTGCCATTCGATGTACTGTCTTTTGTAGTGCACCGGAACAACATCTATCCCCTTTACGCCATCATAAATCTCGTTTGTAACGGTATTTATAATCATGCCGGGCTCTGCCTTCTCGACATATTTTGCGTCCCTCTTGTTACATTCAGGGGATAATTGACCAAGGACTTTTAAGAACGGCAACGCAAGATCCTCTTGCGTCATGTTCAAACCTTGACCAGCATCAGCTTCAAATAAATTTGCGCTGATCTCGTTTTTCTTTTTTGTTTGTACTTCACTCATGGTTATTGTTTCCTTTTTATTGTTGTTTTATTTCCAACAAAGATGTTGAAAATTTCCGTTGGCATTTCCTTACCTGCCTCGATACGCTCACGGACTAACGCTTTTAGAGTCATGGGTTCGACTTTCAGCTTTTGCTTAGGTTCGAGACCCTGACCCTTTGCAAGTTCGGCATAAT